GGAACCGTGAGCAGACCAGCCGCATGCTTCTTCGCTGGATCTGAGGCACCTCCGCCTGCACTGTCTTGCCCTTTGCCACCGCCGCCTCCGAATACCTTATCGAGCACCCAATCCAAGCCATCACCGAACGCACTAATCATGCTGCCAATCCCATCAATAATCGGTTTTAGAGCCTCCCAGATCATCTCAAGCACCGGCTTCAGCGCATCCCAGACCGCTTGAATCACGTTCATCAAAATCTGAATGATCGTAATGAAGACGTCAAAGATCGGCTGTACGACGGCCCATACCGACTCCAAAATCGATTGAATCGTCGGCCAGGCCTCCATCCAAATGCCCCAGAGCATCTGAAACACATTCACAACGGTCTGAATAATCGGGCCGAGTGCACTAAATACACTTCCGATCGCCGCTTGAAACACAGGCATGTTCTCAACAATCCAGCCGAATACCGTCTGGAACACCTGCATAATCGGCGGCAGCAGCGGCGCAAAGAACTGCACGGCTTTCTGAACTACACCTGAAATAAATCCGACGATCGTCGGGAGTGCCGGCAGCAGCCACGCGATGAATTGCGCAAAACGCTGTCCCGCCATGGTAACCAAGTTGATGAGCACACTCTGAAAAGAACCTAGCAGCGTACTCACCTTTTTAATCATGCCTGAGCTTTTTCCCATCCCTTTCAGAAATGCGTCCCCAAGCTTCGCTATCAGCGGTGAGAGCTTCGAAATCACAGGCCCGAGAAGCCTAAACATCGGTACGATCTTGCCGATCAACTTGAACGGATTTAGCATTTTGCCGAGACCGCCAAGCCCTTTGCCTAACCCGCCGAGCAGTCCACCTAATCCGCCTAGCAGACCACCACCTTTACCGCCTTTGCCACCGCGTTTACCTCCACCCTTTGTACCTCTTGGCGGTAGGCCACCTGGTTCTCCGCCAGGATCCTTCGTCTTCACGGGTGGATTCATCAGCGTCGCCTTTGTCCGCTTCGGCTTCATTTTTTCGATCGAATATTTGATCTTGAAGACCGCGGTGCCGTTGCCCAGTTTCTTAATCGCGATTTTCAGCGCCACGAGTGCAGCGATAAAGGCGAGTGTTTTCAAGATCATATCTTTCCAATCCAAATTAATCTTCGGTTCGGCAACCAGTTCAATATTGAACTTCGCGGTCTTCTCCATCTTCGTCTTATAGTCCAGCACCTGCTTATACGCGACATCCGTCTTCACCTGAATGTTCATCTGCATATTGCGCATCGATTTCTTCAGCAAATCCACCTGACGCTGCACCATCTGCACTTGAAACAGCGCATGCTTCAGAGATATATTTGCAGCGCCGCCGCTGCTTGCTTTATTACATTTACTGCATGCATTTTTCTTCTCGCCACACATTCCATTCTCACCTCCCTACAGAACGGGAAGAGTCGCAAAGACGTTGCCCGTCCTCGCGATCCGCTCCCGCTCCTCCATTTCCATCTCATAGAACACTCGGATCAGCCACTGCTCTCCTGCCGGCATATTGTAGAACTCGCTCGGGCGCATCCCTCTACGGGTCCAGTAGTAGTAGAGCATTTCGACATAGCCGTCCGATTTTATCCGTTTTTTAGTTCTTTAACCGCTTCATCCCCGAACCCGGAGAGCCCTGAAATCACGTTGTACAATTGGGTCACTTCCCCTGGCAGCAGCAGCTTCGATTCCTCGATCAACTGCTTCGGCGTCGTTACGCCGTAACATTCGAGCAGCTTCGGATCGGATAGCTTCGGATCGACGATCCCTTTGAGCAGCGTGAAGATCTGCACCTTATTTGTGCTGAACTCTTCCAGCTCACCCTTCTTGCCGAATGACACCGAGACCTCCTGCACCTCCTCGAACTCATCCATCGTGAGCGCTTGGCAGGTGAAGATCACCGGCTCCCCTACAAGTTCGCTTAATCGGCTCATTTCAATTTTGGCCGTTGGGCGCTGGATTTTGGACTTGTCCATTTTCAACAATAAATCAAGAGATAATTGACTCATGGCTTCGTGCCTCCTTCAATGTTCTATTTTGTGGGATCAATCGAGTCTTCAACGCTCCAGTCGGTAAATGTGAACGGCGCTTCAATCTCGCCCTTCTTCTTAAGCTCCCAATTAATCAGCGATAAATCATTGAAGCTCGCATCCTTGATCGTGATACGTTCCGCGCCCATCGAGGACGGATCACTCAAGCTCGACATGATCTGGAAGCGTGGGTTGACCCCATTCTTCAAGTGATCGCTTAATGCTTTGATCATGCGTGAATTCGCCTTGTGCATCCGCAGAGTCCCACTTCCCTTGAAGCCCATGAACTTACTATCTGTGACGAAGCGGCCAGCCATTGGCACATCTTCCTTCTCAATCTCGATTTTGGCCTCAAGCGCCATAATCTCCGCAATGTATTGTCCGTCGAGCCACGCCTCGCCGAACGTTCCTGAAATCACTTTTTCCCCGTTAAAAGTTGCCATTGTTCATTCCTCCTTATAGATAGACCGTCATCGTGACGTCTTCGATTGCATCCAGCGGACGTTGTCTTGCCGTAATAAACACCTTGTCCCGCGTATTTGCTTCTTTCACTTGCTGATCCGTCATGCCTGCGACAACCTCTGCGCCTAGAATGGATTTCAAATAGGTGCGCTGTGCTGTCAGGTCAATTTCAGCCGCATTTTTGCCTGGATCGAGAATACCGTCTTGTTCAAGCGATTCGTAATAGGCATTCATCGCCGAAATGAGCAGCAGCTTGTTCATGTAACTGTTCTGCACCTTGCCCACGTAGAAGTCTTCAACCGTTTCCTTCAAATCTTGATAGGTTTTGTTCAGGATGCGAACGACCTTGATCTTCTTCCAATCCTCGCCCATGGCTTCCGTCGTCGTCACGAACGAAGTCACGCCTCGCGCAATTTTCACTTTCTCGCCGTCATGGTAGAGTACGAATTTCCCGGCATTCACCGCGGTATCCGCTTCCGACTTTGTCATCGAAGGCACATTCGTCACCTCAGGCAGCACTTGGAACGTTGGGGCCACGGTGAGCGGCAGTCCTGCGATTAGGCCTGCAATACGTGCCGTATATTGTGTCGCCGTATACTTCTGGGCACCGACTTCGATATTGTCCGTTGCCAGATTCACGACAGCTGGGTGATCCGCCGCAGAGTTAGGCAAGACTGCGATAATTTTGCGTTCTTTATTCGTAAATACATTTTTAGCCCACGTGGAGAGTGCCGTCACGTCAGCCGTCGCAGTCCCAGGGAACGCTACCACGTTGAACGCGATTGTCTCCAGGTACTGCATCGCCTTGCTGTAGTCCGTCTCCGTCTCTGGAATCACGACCAGCTTCACGAGCTTCGGCATTCCCATAAAAGCTTGCTGCACATATGCAGCGTTCTGCGCTTTCAGCCCTTGCGGCGACTCATCTAGTCCGTGTAATTCATAGCCTGTTAAGGCGGTTACAGACGCGTCCTTCAAGACGATCGCGACGATGCCGACAGCCCCTTGTTGTACCGCCGATGCAGCTTTTTGCTTAAAAATAATGTTGACATTTGGTAATCCCATGTGAATCCTCCTCTTATCTTCTATTGATCTTCTATAATGATTTCTTGCATTACATCGTAAGTGACTTGCGGGCCTTCCAATTCCATCTCCAGCGTAATCTGGAGGGCGAAATCTCCTTGCCTCATCTGGCCCCGAAGCGCCGTGCGATCGAAGCTTACCCCTTCCACACCCGGTAAAGACGGCAAGGCCATGAAATGCTGATGCAGCCGATCCGCCATATCGAGCAGATCAAAAGGGTCCGTCTGCCCTGCTTCGTCTTCCTTCGGCATGTAGACGATTTCCCAGATCGCTTGCATCATGTAATTCGTGCGATGCGTCTCCTCATACGTCCCTTCAACCAATCGCAAGTAGTAGGAGGGCTGCTCAAATCCGCTGGCAGCGGACTTTAAATAGATTGGAATTTGCGGCGCCACGGCGCGTAGTTGCGTGCGAATCGCATCAAGCGTCCATCTCAGCATACTTACTTCACCTCTTTTTCTGGAAAATAAAAACGAGTGCACGCTGCTTCATAAGCTGCGCACCCGCTCGACTTCCACTTCCATATGCTGTTTGCCGAACGTATAGGCCGCCGATACACCGAAGGGCTCCTGATCTTGTCCCGCATAGATCAAGTCTCCTGCCCGGATCCCGGACCAGATTGGAGCATAGACCCGATACCGT